CCTGCTGTTTCAAATTTTGCCAGGTTACCTTCGAAACTACTTACCTTTAAACTTATTTCATTAAACTCTTGAGTTGTAACAAACGTTAATGATTCATTAATCACCGCCGTTACATTAGCAGTATCCCCCACTATTATGGATATGCTAACTACCTTTTCAATGATTTCACTACTGCTTGGAGGAATATACTCCGCCAATGCACCAGCATTACCATAGCAATATAAAATCTCACCCAAATCAGGATCCTGGGCAAATACACCTATTTCTCTCCAATAAAACCCTGTAGTTACTTCTGCATTTGAAAAGGATCCTTTAACAGTGGCATAATTTGAATTATGATTAACTTCTGATATGTTAAGAGAAACCTTTAAATCAATTAATGAAGTTAGTGTTATTTGTGATTGTCCACTTAGCGATCCAGAGCCCATAGCTATCCTTGTAAATACCAATGGAATACCTGAAGATGCCTTAGCTTGTAGTGCTTTACCTTTTTCAGTAAATAAAATTGTGCTAAAGCTCATATATTATCCCTCCTGTTCTAAAATTGTGAAAGTACCTGTATGTAATTTAAATCCATAATAACTATTCATAGTCGCATTTAATGCCACCTCAATACTATCAAGAATGGCACTCTTTTTCTTAACTCTATCAATAATAGAGCTAAATTCCTGCATATCAGCAGCTGTTATTTGTGGGTTTTCTGTTACTATTTTAAAATGATAAGGTTCACCATCATAATCAAACCATTCTTTGACTTCTCCTATTCCAAAAATATCAGTTATTAGTTGCTCTACAGCAAATACGGTTCCAAGTGTCCAAAAAACTTGCTCTGAATTTTTGATTATTTCTATTTTCACATTTAAAGGGTCCGAATCTTTATACCAAATAATATTGTTAATAGATGCCAGATAGTCTAAATCTTCTTCATCAAGCAAATGCAAATTATTATAAAAATCCATTTTCTTTATGCATTCAAAAAGCCTGGAATATATTTTATTGATAGCAGCACATAACCCTTTTACTGTTACATCATCTTGCATATAGGGAGGTATCAGATTTAGTATATTAATTTCGTTTATTCTCATATAATTCCCCTTATGTGTAGATACCTGAATATGTTATTATTGGTTCTCCTGATAATTGAGCTACGGATTGTTTGTTTACGGCTGTATATATTGGACTAGAAATAGTAACCGTATATGCACCGGCGTTCATTATATATTTTCTCAAAATATCCGGATTGATTGCCCTACCGAGTGCAGATTTTTGAAAGCCAATATAATCAGTAATTGCACTAACCACTTTAGAGTTTATTGTTGAAACAATGTCAGTGTCTTCCGGATTAATTGTATAACTAATATCAATAGAATAATTTACCTCCGTAGCCTTTTGAACAGTAACATTATCTGTAATTGGTCTAACTTTCTTTCCGCTAAGCGATTCCATCACTCTTGTTACCACTAAATCGCTTGGAATAGATCCGTCCTTATTAAGAATAGTTACTATTACATTTGCATTTTCAACATCTACACTTACACTTCCAATATTGCTATCTGCTGACTTAGTAAGATAAATATAAGCCTCCTCTGCTCCGGCCGTGTTATACCCAAATGGCTTTAACAGAACTCTTTCTCTATAAGATTCAATGCCTTCTATTTCAGCTCCGCCTTCACTTGTATCAATATTTGTTACACTTGAAATGTAAAGTACATTATCAACTAAAGTATTTATTGTATTAGCGGTAAATCCATTCCATGCTGTACCTGCAACCGTAGCTTCGGCCGGTATGATTACATTTAACTGTCCTTGTATAATTATCTTTTCTTCGGTTGTAGCAAAAAAATGAGTACCATTTGGAGTAACCCTGGTACCCTTCGGGATAGTGATATCAAACAATTGAACTGCTGCTAAATTAAATTGCATGTTTACTAAGGATTTTTGAGGCATTAGTTGAAATACAGAACGCCCTTCACCAATATAGGTCAAATAAGGAAATACGGCTGTCTTTGCAGAGTATTGATTCGCTAAATAATTAGCGTAGGATGCAATTACTTTTGCCGGATACATACAGGTATTAATAAGTATTCGTCTTTCGTCACCGGCAAATAATTTTAAATTCGTCTCTGATTCAAATTCTGCAATTGCTTCTTCTAACACTGCACTTTCATCAAATTTAATAAAATCATACACTCGATATCACCGCCTTTAATTCGTAATCACCGCTTTGAGAAATGTTATAAATATCTTCTATTGATAAATTTGCTCTTGGTTCTTTTTCTTCTATCATATCAATGATTTCTGTTATCATATCAGATGAAATTTTGTCTACAGATTTATCTAAATAATCAATAGAAAGCCCTATATTTCTATCAAAACACACTTCATTTTTTCTTGTGTTTAATAAATTAATAACATTTTTCGCAATTCGTTCTTCTTCTGATAGATTGCTTTCCCAACGGAACATAATATCACCTATCCTTTAGTGTTTCTGGTTTGCTTTGCATCAGTGCTTTTCTTTTTTGCTACATTTTCTTTGAAATTAAGACTTATTGTAGCAGATTTTAATAATCCTTTTATCATAAATTCTTGATTTGACACATCAACACCAACTAGTTCCCATTTGTTCATACCATATTTTTCTTTTCCAATGATAAAGTAATACGATTTTCCCTGTAATTTAATCCATGATTCAATTTCTTTTCTTACATCAACTGAATCTGATCGTAATTCAATTGAAAAAGATAAAGTCTCTAATGCAGGTGCTTTATTTTTTAATTTTGGTTTACCTGTACCATTTTCTTGTTCTTCAACGTTATAACTAGCTGATCTAGATACAGAGCCAAAAGTATTTATTTTTTTATCACTAACTGTAAAGACTTTTGGTCCATATGTACCAATTTTCATTCTATCACTCCAATCACTGCTCCTGTTCGGAGATTATTATCGTAAATAGCTACAATCACATTCTTATTTATTGCTAGACTTGCCACAGAGATATGGCTTGCTACATCTATAAATGGAGTCATTATATTAATTTCTTCATATATTACCTTGACTTTATTCTCATTTATATCAACTATCTTACCTTTTTTATTCATTAGTAGCCTCCTTCAATAGGCTTCCTGAATTTAATATACTTTTTACCACTAATTAAATCATGTGTAACTTCATATACAAAATTAATGCCAGACCAGGAAGAAAAGTTGCCGACCAGATTAATTGTCGTTCCTGCAGTTATATTATCATTTTCAATCTGTCCAGAACCGGTATATTCATATTTATTGTAATATCTCATAATACTATTACAAAATCGTTCCCCTTCACCTATGCTTGATACTGGCATGTTTAAATTTAATTTTTTCCCATTCAATTCAGAAGAAACTTTGTTCTTGATAAATCCATTTTCATGGTTATATAAGTTTTCTACTACAGATACAAGGTTTGTATCTGACGTTGATAATTCAGGATCAGTTATAAAATCTTCAATTTCTAAATTAATAGATGGATTAACACGTTCTAAAACCCTCTCCGAATATACAATCAGCTTATTATTATATATCTTTTGTAGATACCCTTCTCTCATTAATATGGATTCTAAATGTGATACCGGATTTTGATTTACTCTTTCAACATATTCATATAAATAATCATTAATCTCATATGTTTGTAGCTCAAACCCTAATTCATTACTTATGTCTTTACAAATTTCTGTAAGTTTAATTCTTTCTTTTATGCTTGATTTTTCACCCAAAGCTTTTGCTGGCGTACTTAATGCTTTAATAGTATAGGCACCGTTACTAATTGAAATATTGCTAACATACATAGTTCCTGAATCAACCTTATTTTTCACTGCTCTAATAGGATCATTTTTATTTAAATCCCATGTTCGCCATAAATCAAATGTATCATTAAAAACAATCTGGAGGACATCAGCGTGTCCTCCAGCGAAATCTTTATATTTACAACTTCTAACTGATTGATCAGTATCTGTGATGTCTGTATTATTTATAAATAGCTGCATATTAACGCCTCCATGGTGGTAGAGCAGATGTGTCAGTATCATTTAATTCTGGAATTATAAGAACTTCTCCTCCATTAAAAATAAGAACATCTACATATTCATAGTTGGCTAAAATTAGCTCTGTAATATGATATTCACTTCCATACATATTATAAGAAATTAAATCCCATGTATCACCCTGTTTGGCTATGTATTCATTCATCACGCAAACACCTCTCTATCATCTTCATCTTTCAACTGCTTAAACCATGCTTTAAACTTCTCAAATTCATCATCAAGTACTTCTCTTACACCTTCAGCATCCTTAGCATGAACAACTGGGGAAAAGTAAAAGTGATTTACTGTTCCACCGTTATTAGTGGTCTGATTCACACTTGATTCACTATTTTGACCATTTTTTCTTAGTAATTTATCACTAAAATAAGTTAGTGAACTCAATATTTTATCAGCTGCAGATAAAAACGACATATCATTATTAATGCCAACCCCTCTAGCAGCCTCATTAAGCAATGCTCTGGATCTAGGTGAATTGTTATGGGGTACTACAGTTTCTGGTACCTTTCCTTCACCTATCATAGCTAAAGTAGGGCTAGTTACTGTTGCACCTTTAGCAAGATAAGGAATTTGAGGTATCTCCCCAATGTTTACACCAGGAATTTTATTGATAATACCTGTCAATCCGTTAATTCCGGATATTGCTCCATTTACTAATCCAATTATATTGTTCAGAGGTATTTTGGCATAGTTTACAATTCCTTCAAAGATTCCTGCAAATATATTTTTAATATTTTCCCACGCACCTGACCAATTTCCAGTAAATATATTTACTATAAAGTTGATAACTTCAGATAAAACATCCATTATAATTCTAAAGTGATTTATAATTCCAGTTATAACAGGTAAGACTGCATTCATAGCGCCAATCAATATACTTGCAAATACTTGTGCCACAACTGATATTACTGGTGCTAATGATCTAAAAACTGAAATAATGGAATTAAATAATTTCATAAATACCGGTAAAAGAGATGTAATCATTTTCATTATTGGAGGAATTAATAAATCTATCGCCGGCAATAATGAATTAAGCAATATACCCACCAACGGTACTATTTGTGTTACTACTTGTTGTATTGGTGGTGCTAGTGTGGTAATTAATGATATGAATACCGGCAATAATTTCTGAATAATATTTGCAATTGGCGGAATCAAGCTCTGTAATGCAGGTATTAAACTGCTAATAAATTGAGAACTAAGTGGTATTAATATTTTTAATACATCTTGAATTGCTGGCCATAATTCCTGAAAAGCTAAAATTATAACCGGTAATAACTGTCCCAAAAGACCAAATGGTGAAGATAACTGCCCAAACAAAGGCAGAAATTCTTTTACTCCTTCTGATATAAAAGGAAGTATTTCAGAAAATTTATTAAAACCTTTACTGATCAGTTCACTGACTACCGGACCAGCTTTTTCTAAAACAGCTGTTAACCGTGTTAAACCTTCTCTAGCATATGGAAGTATGTTTTTTATGAACTTATTTAATAATGGTAAAAGAAAATAACCAATCACTTCTCTTATCTCATCAAAAGTATTCTGTGATTGTAGTAATTGACCTTGATCAGTTTCTCCTAAGGCTTTGTTTACTCCACCAACATTTTCTTGCAATACCTGGGCAATTGTAGCTGCTCTTAATGTAGCATCACCTGTTTTAATTGCCTCTGCCTGGGCTTCTGAAAATGTAATACCAACTCTAGATAATGCTCCTACATTACCAGTCATAGCTTTACCAATTAAATTACCGATTGATACAGCATCACTTTGACTAGCATTAAGTCCTTTTTGTTGAGCTAACAGATCTGTCATTCCGGCGGATAATGTTGATATTTCCTTTTCAGATAACTGATATGTAGCCAACTGCTGCATACCTGCCATAGTAATATCAGCGCCGATTACACCAGTTTTTTCTAATGTATCTGCAACATTCTTTAAAGATTTAGCAGCCTCTGCAGCTGCATTTGGACCTCTGATTTGTATTGACTTTACATTCTCAAGGACGGAAGCTAATTTCGTTTCAACTTCAATCTGGGCTTTCGCTGCGGTAATCGTTTCTCTTGCAAAATCTTTTAATCTTGAAAGAGATTTTACAACAGCATATACTTTTAGAGCTCCTGCTGCTGCAGATCTAAATGAATTAGTCATTGCTTTACCTGCTGCTTTTGTACTATCCGACATAACCTTATTCATAGACTTAGCAGTCTTATTAGCTTGAGATTTCGATTGATTTAATGCCTTTAATAAACTTCCATCTACTTTACCACCAAATGAAATTATAGTACTTAATATTTTCCCTTTAGCCAATCAATACACCTCCTTATTTTTTATTTTTCATAGCCTCCATGCTTTTTTTCATGTCCTCGTCCCTTTTTTCAGAAATATAAGACAAAGTATTGTAACAATCCAAGAAAATACCAAGAGGCATATTGAGTGCTGACATATAATCAGTTGAAGTATCCATTGTAATCGTTCCGGCAACAAGTTTTAAGAAGTTTACTCCTCCTCGTTCTCCGTATCCGATGCTCCTAACAAAAAATTTCTGACCTTTGAACATGCGACTGAAAAATCCTGGGTGCTTGGCATTCTTTTTAAATCACCTACGGAAATTCCGCTTGCCAATGAAAAGAATCCAATTTGCACTCTAATATCAAGTTCAGGAACTGAGACTGCCTCTTTTTTGCTTAACCTAGAAATAAGGTTTATGTATTGAATTGGTTTTACTGCAGTAAAATCATAATCAATTTTACTTATCATATCCCCTTCAACTTCGTATGGTTTCGAAAGTTTAATAGTACCAACTCCGTTATCATTAGATTCTTCAATTTCATCTTCTTTTTTAGAATCTAATACACCTTCATCATCATAATCTGACTCTATGAAATCTTCTTTTATCATAATTTTATTCCTCCTATCTATTTAGTGCTCTGTTTAGATCTTTCGCATAGTCTTTTCCATTAATGACAAGCTTGCCATTTAACGGATCTATTTCGTGAATAATACTGCCATCCTTGACAAGTTTGTAGTAGCTGCAGGCGATGTTCAATGCAACTTCCATTGCTTCGCCTTTGGTTGCTTCTACTCCTGGAATGTTCTTTGGACGTCCTTTTACTGTAGCAGTATATGCACTATATTTGCCAGCATTTGAGCCGCTTATCGCATCTACCGCCCAATTTATCCTTAGATCTACTCCATCTGGATTAATGGCAGCTATAATACCGTTACTGAATGATTTAGCTGTCACCGAAGCTTCCATTGCTTCAATATTAAAAATATCTGGGACATTCACAGTCCCAAAAATACCAGCACCTGTAATTTCTCCATCAGCAAATGCAACCTCCGGCAAAGAAAAACTTGTTACATCTTCAATTTCTATATAATTTTTACCTTTTTTAATTGTTGGGAACATGTCCACAATTTTGTTAGCATAAAATTTCATCTTTAAGCCTCCTCGCTAAAGTAAGAATCAAGTCCAGCTGCAGTATACTTAACTTTTCCGGTAATGCTCTTTCCTGGTGGTGTGCTCGTTTCAGCAATATTAAATAAAAATTCACCATTAGCTAGTGCACTAATTGGATTTTCGCCACTTTGGAATGTAATTTCACCAAATAGAAGGGCTCCTGAATTAACAAGAGCATTTAAGATTAATTGATAATCATCAACTATTTCTTTCGCTTTTCTTGTAGGTATCGGTTTATCAATGTAATCAAAGTTTTCAACCTGAAAATCATTGCAAACATAATCTCTCATCTGAACAGCAACATCATTTAGATATTCCGGAAGAATATTATCTTTGTTACTTTCCAAATAATTTGACATACATACGCCCCAAGTTCGCCAAGATCCTCCGGCAAAATTGCAAGTTGCAACACCGATATCATTTAATGCATTAGCATCACTTTCTTTTTGAAGTATAATTGTTCCGTTCATGTCGCATAAACCATCAATATCTAATATTTCATTGGATGCAGATTCAAAAGGAACATTTTCATTCGCTATATCTACAATCATCTTTGATACAATGAACTTAGTTGAAATGGAATAAATAAGTCCATTTTTTCTGACAAATGGCCAGCAGACTTTCATTTTTGGACTATTGTAACCCTTTGTTGTCTTCTCTGTGGCTACATCATTTCTGGTAAGTGACGTTAACTGTACGTAGGCTTGTGTATACCAATGGCTGTTTATTTGTCCTTCTGATATTTCAATCAGCTTCTCCGCTACTGTAACGCCATCAACAACACCATCTAAAGCTGCATCTTCCCAACATGGTGCTGAGAATACCGTTGGTACTTCTCCAATTGTCTGTTCAAAATAGTCAATCGCAGAAAATGTAGGAGTAGTAATAGATAAAGTATCTAAGCCATCTACGATTGAGTATGTAACACTCACATTTGCTCCTAAAGATTTATTTAAGTCTGTTACGATAATAGAATCTCCACTATCATCATAAATTACTGTGTAATCTACACCTTTTATCTTACCTGCAATAGCAACTGTACTTAATATTGCAAGTCCATTTACATCAATAACTCCTACACCATTAGACATTGCAACATTAGCTGTGATAATCTCTGGTTCTGATGTAACATCATCCAACTTAACATCAATAGATGCTGCATTTACTAATACAATGATTGGACCAACCGCATTCAAACTTTGACCAAAATGTGCATATACTGCTTCTCCAAGAGAAGAATGTTTCGGCCACCTACCAGACGGTGGTTTTAAGAATCCTATTTTAGATCTTGCATCCGGTAAACTATTAATGATAAATGCGGATCCTGCTATTGTATCCCAATCTGCTCTATCTACTTGCCAATACGGAGCAGCCCCTATATAACATGGCATAAGTGAACCTTTTTGTGCATCTAACAATTCACTTTTTTCTTGTACTGCATTAATTCCTCTAGGCATTTTCCTTCCTCCTTAATAATTAAATTTAGTTCTTGCTGTTTCTTGTACAGAAGAATTTATAGAAAGACTGAGATATCCAAAAGAATATGGATAAGTCAGTTCTTTTGAGTTATAAGAGCCTATTTTAATAGGCCTTTCAATGGTTGTTCCCGCAATTATTCCTTCTTTGATTAACTTTTGTCTGATCCATTCAAGTAAGTTAATAACATCTTCAAATGCTTTATTATCTGGAATATTCAAACCAAAACTTTCATCAGTTGGATCTTGTATGTAACCTGAAGATGAATAACAACAGACTTGAATTAATAACTGAATCTTAGATTCTTCATAGTCTATATCATTATCTTCAAACCCAATCAAAATATATGGCGCCTGAAAAAATTCATTTTCGGCGCCATATAGAGAAAAGTTATTATGAGGCAAACACCCTGTAGTTACTGCTGGTATTACCATTTGTGGTTTATCTATTCCTTGCTTATTAATAGCAGGAGCTTTTACTAGAGAATAATTACTCTTTATTAGTTCATTTTCGATAAATTTTTGATATTCATGTAGTATTGCAATCAAAGTATTTGCCATTTTAACTACCTTTCACTTTGTTTAGGTTTCTGTTCATGTAATGCTGAAAACGATCCTCGTATTTCTCTTTCATAGACTTATTAATGTTATTACTTATATCCTTTTGAGTAACCATTTGAGGAATAGAAATAGTCTTTAGAGGAGCAATTGAGCTTCCGCTTTTATTTAACTTAATCCAAAGCATTGTATTTTTTACTTTAGGATGTGATGGATTTGCAATAAATGCGTGTTTCACTTGCTCCTTACTCTTTTTCTTGATGGTTGCAGTTGATGCCTTTCTTTTATTAACTTTAACGCCTTTTTGTGTGGAATAAATTTTCGGTGTAATGCTAAAATGAGTTGATGTTCCAATGGTTAATCTTCTACTTGCAACAGTAATTTTCCCACTTTTTAAATTAGTTGCTGTGCTTTTATTAATTTTTGAATTACTCTCAATCTCTTTTTGTTTCAGATTATACCGTTGGCTTACTTCTCTTTTTACAGTTGTTCTACCGCTTTTAAGAGAATCGTTAATTGCCATGCTCATAGCTTTTCTTCCACCATCTGTAGATGCAACTTTAAGCTGCTCAAAGAATGGGGTATCAATTTTTGCATTAATTTTAATCACTTAACCACGTCCTGATTCTAAAAAAATTGATAGCATTCCTTTTTCATTTTTTATTTCATTAATAGTATATAAGTTATTATTAAATACTACTGCATCATTTAAATTAGGTCTGATATCAAATTGATTCTCTGATACATATACAAGGTGAGCTCCTTGCCCTAATGCTTCAAATTCAGATGAGTATTTTCTTATCAAGCTATCATCATCCACTATTGCAATAATATTTTTCTTATTCCAGGAGCACGCTTCTGCAAATTCATCTGTGCTAAAGAAAGTATTCTCAATATCTTCTTGTAGGCTTTCTCGAAACCCCATTAGATCACTCCTCGAAATTTTCTTCTTGATAATTTACAATAGCAGCTACAAGTGATTCTTTAGAATCTGCTTCATTAAGATCATGAAGACCAATGCTTTCTGCATACTCAATTAGATCCTTTTTTGCACGAATCTTATTCAACTGCTCCACTGTTTTGAGTTCTAAATCATCAGATCCATTGCCTTCAAACTCATCTTCATCGGAATCCTGTTTACCGGAATTAACGTATACCGCGACCTTAGAATCAACAAGTCTTTTTTCATCTTTGCTATCTAAATTTAAAATAGTTCCTGGGCCTAATAATTTAGGCCCGAATTTACCAGCTATAAGTTTAATCATAATCTATTATTTCCTTTCTATTAGTGTGTCCGAATTGGACACATATTTTCTATTAGCTCAATACTGTTGATACAACCCAACCTCTCATATCATTTGGCACAGGGATTGGAGCAGCGGCAACACGAATTTCTCTTGTTTCATGCTTAGCATCCGCTAAATATTTAGGAACCTTTTTCCCTCTATGTGTATGGAATACATTGTCTTCTTGCTCAATTTGAGTAATTGCTCCATATAACATACGACCCATACCAGGCGCAGATAAGAAGATTTTACCTGATTGCATGAATGAAACAATTTGCCCTTCTTCATTTTCATAGGTTTCATCATAAACGAAAATATCAAGTTTTTTACCTCTAACAATAATATTTCCTACATGAGCTACACCATCTGGTGTCTCAATTGGTGTTATATTTCCAATATTGATTGTTCTGTTGTCAAGAAGTTTTTGCATACCAGCATCGCCAATAAATTTGGCGTATACATCCGCTGCCATATTTAAATCAGTAACTGGACATCCAGCAGTAGTTAACATTGAAACCATTGCATCAAGGTCATCATAAATTTTTGGTGTTACACCATCCCAAAGAACTTCAGGTATATACACATTTTGAAACGATGAGTCATAGTATCTTAGTACTTTCTCTACTGGTTCACCTTCTCCATATTTTTCTGCATAGTGTTTCATTATAACCTGCCCTGTGAAAATGACCTCTCCACACATCCATTCCTCTCTACGATCAATCATAGCTGATAAATCTGCTAAATCTTCACCAAGTACTTGTGCTTGTCTTTGTTCTGGTGTCATATCGGCATAAAGATCTTCACCGAAACCTTTATTATTCAGATCATCAATAGTGAGTGGTCTTTGTGGTGCTACATAAGGTGGATCATACTCTTTTGCTGAATAGCCTTCACGGTCCATAGTAATTCCACCTTTACGTGGTATTACGAAAGGAGCCATCTTTTTGCTTCCTTCTTTATATTCAATTAATACTTTCTTTGTAGGGAAAATGTCCTTATCAGTGGTTGGAAAGTAACGATTTCTGAACCAGTTCATAACTGGGTGAATTTTTTTTACTGTTTTAATTAATGTTCTAGTATCGTAGATAGCCATTATAATTTCCTCCTAGTATTTGTTAATTTGAGCTAGACACGAAAATTCCTGCTGCTCTTAAATCTTCAATATCAGATGCTTCCAAGGTGCTTCCTTCTTTTACAATAAATTCATTTTTGTTAAAATTGCCAGAAATATAAGCAACTGCAGTAACTGTTGCATCTGCAGACGTTGTATAAATGTCATCTGCAATAATACAATTCGCTTTTGCTGATGTTTGAGGATCGACTAAAGCTGTACCAAATACAATATATTCACTTGTATTAGTGAATGAAAAGACAGTTCCCCTCTTAACAATACCTTGATTTGCTTTGATCTTAACGGTTTTAACATCTACCGGGTGTCTGCTGTCAATTAATAGCTTATCAGGAATTACTTCATAACTTGTGTTATTAAGCTGTGTCATATTTAATTACCAACCTTTCTTTTTGAATTTGCTGCTTCAGCTGCAATATTAACTAATGCATCATCTTCATCTTCATTATTTGGATCAGAAGGTGTAGCCGGAACTCCATCTACTCCGGAAGCTTTGCTATCATCAATTGCATCTTTTAAATATTGCTGTCCTTTTACTGCAGAATCTGTAATCATTTTTAAAGCTAAATCAGAAGCATTCATCACTTCTGTATATTTTGCTTTGTTAACAAGCTCCTTTGGAATAGAGTTTGCAATATTGTCTATTGCCTGCAATCTCTGTCTTTCTTCTGACACACCTTCTGCTTTTGCAGTAACTTTAATCTGACTAATTTCATTCACAAGCTCAGGGTGCTCATTCATTAACTCTTCTAACGTCATTGTATTTCCTCCTAGATTATTATTTTTATTTAAAATACAAGCCTGTTGTTCAGCTATGTTATTTGGCTGTTCCACAGGCTTGATATTTCCATTATTAATATTTTTTATTTCATTTTGATTGACAACACTTTGTAATTTATTTATATCTTCAGCGCTTAAATATCTCAAAAAATTACTACTCTCTATTGGATTATTCAGAGATACATTGGTTACTGAACTGGCTGGATCACTTACTTTATTAAATGTCATTATTCCGTCAACAAATCCATATTCTAAAGCTTCCTGCGCGCTCATCCAAGTCGTTCTATCCATAAGCTCTTTCAATTTATCATCATTTAATCCTGTTTTAGCTATATATGCATTTCGAATTCCTTGATTAATCGACTGCAGCATTTGAGAAGCACTATCCATAACACGGTAATCTCCACTAGCATCCGTTGAACAATTATGTATCATGATTTGAGCAACAGGACTTATTAAACTTTTACATGCCATCAATATTTCAGATGCAGCGCTTCCAGCCATTCCAACTACATGTATTTCAACATTCCCATTATAAGAAGCAATTGCTGTATAAATTTCATGAGCTGGTATAACACTTCCTCCAGGGCTATTCATTTCAATAATAATATCGTCAGTTCCATTGATATCATCCAAAACTGAAGATATATCCTTGGGACATGTTGCGTCCCACCCAAGCCAATTATAGGCCCACTTATGTTCGTTTTTAATTATTACTCCCTTAATACCTATTTTCTTTGCCAAGTTATTTACCTCCTTCTAAACTTATATTTTTCATTTTTTCATTTTCAAGTGCAAGCTGCTCCACGTTGCTATCAAAATTACCACCATTCATCTCAATGGTTTCCTTTTCTCTCGTAGAAAATCCATTCTTTACTTTTAACTCTGCAGCTGTTACTTCTTGTACTGGATTTAATTGCCCTTGCGCAGGTCCATTCCATTCAGCTCTACAATATGCCTTTTTAATTAATGGATCGCTAAAATATCCTGGAGCAACAATTCTGCCTTTACTTATTGCCTCTGATAACCATAATTCAAAGATAGGCTGGTTAAAATCATTTGAAAACCAGGTTCTTTTCATCTTAATCGCTTTCCATGCTTCCAATAACGCTGCTCTTGACGCAGAATACGAAGCAGTGAAATTTTTAGTAAGTAATTCCACCGGAACTTCCAGAGCAGCGCCAATGTATTTCGTCATTGCAGATACAAATCCATCAAAATTAATATTGGGTCTTTTTGCATCCGCCACTTCAATACTCTCACCTTGCTTAAGAAAATTGATTAATCCATTTCCCAATTCATAAGAAGAATTATCTTCGGAATCAGTTTTATTTTCATCACCATCTACTCCATTAAAATCAACTGATTCTTCTCCTTCTTCTGTCTTAACAAATATAGTGAACATACCATTTATGACAGCTGCCATAATTTCAGCTTCTGTATATCTAGTAAGTTGCTTTAGTGATTCAATTATTGGTGCCAAATATGGTACTCCACGATATTGTTCACATCTTTCCGCTTCGAAAATATGAATTATGTTAGGATTTCCTGTTTTTTCTCCAAAGGCTTCGATTCTTTTCCATTCCTTTGTAGTTTCTAAATCATCAGAATATCCACTGCATATGTGATACGCTACTACTGCACCATTCTTATCAATTTCGATGCCATTGTAAATCTTGTTACCATTTTTATTTTTTGCTGATAAATCAACGTAATCACCATAAGAATTAGGAGTCGATACTTTATCTCCTTCAATAAGTTTTATTCTTAGCTGATAAGGCATATAACTTTTTGCATCATTATATATGATTAATCCAAAGCAATCTCCATTCATGAGCCATGATATGAATGCTATTTGCTGTAGTTCTGCAAAATTATGTTGCTGACTACTATCGCAAAATTTCGATTCACTCCATAACGCCCATTCTCTTTCTATTAGTTTTTCTAACTCATCTGCTTCTTTATGGCTTATCCCAAGCAACTCAAAATCAATTCGTGATTTTAAAACTAAACCTGATCCAATTACATTGGTTCGATTTGTCTTTATGGCGGAAGTTGCAATTGGAGCAGTCATGAACAAACTTCTTGACCGCTGTCGTAATAAGTTAAGATTTAAATCAATATCCTTCTGTGGGGATTTACTGTTTGCATTCCAGCCCTTCATGCTATTTTTTCTGCGGCTAGCTCCACCTTCATCATATCCGCTATTTTGGATATTTAAATTTTGGAGCATGTTTAATTTGATTCGCGCCGTTTCTCTTTTCAAGGCCTTTTCAGGATTAACTGACCTATACATACTATCTATGATATTCACGGTTTACCTCCTTCCTAAAAATCTCTTGGAATAATTCTACCAACCTTTCTTTTTGTTGTTCCTCGGCTCTCTATTGCACTGATTTTAGCTTCTAGATTCTTAATTTCATCTCTTACTTCACTTAAATTGGCTCTTGTAATACTCCTGGAACCAATAGAATAAGATTGACCTTCAAGAATTTTCTCCTCTGCTTTGTAGTAAAGGAGTAAACGTGATTTATATAAATCAAGTTTTATCTGAGTAGAACTATCAATTGTCATATTTATACCTCGATTCCTTTATTTACTGCGCCTGTTTTTCTCCTTTTAGCAGGTGCAGTACTTTTTTTCATGTAATTAATGCCATTCTCAATTTTCTTTTCTAAGCTATTCCAGTTAGGATTTAGTATTTCAACTGCAGCGTAAGCATAGTTTCTCAAGTCAAGAGGTTCGTTTCTGATGCCTGCTTTCTTTACCCAAATGATTTTTAGCTTATTTTTAACTAGCTTTGTTACTTTTTCCTCTGAAGTTATTCCTTTCATGTAAGTTTGATTGTATCCTCTATCTTGGTTTGAAGGAAAATGACAATAACCTGGACCAACATCTGCTATTTTTAATCTTGAGATGATATCTTCTTTACCGGAATCAACACCCAATATATAAATATCTGTATGGTCAATTACTATACCCTTATTATTTTTAATATCAACTTTTGTCTTTTTATAAATTAATGGAATACCTGGAGTATTAGAATAACCTTTAATTCCATAAATCCTTTTGTTTTTTTTTGCCATGGATTTTACAAACTTATAAACCATATTTGTATGATGTCCACCTGTATCTATGCACATAGCAGCAATCATTAAGCCTGTACCATTTTTAAAATACATTTCAGAATCATAAAGTTCTTCGAGTTCTGTCCAAGTGGACTCTAATTGAGGGTCAGAATTTATAATCTTTTTATATAATCCCCAACTTTCATAGCCTCTTGCCCATCCTGTAATTTCTATTTCTAATCTATCATCCTGAACATCAACACCAGCTGTAATTAATAAAACTCCATCTGGTATTTCTGCTGAATATACTTCTCTTCTTTTTAGTAGCTCATCATCATCAGCTCCATCCCCTCTTTCTTCCCATGTATCTCCCAAGCTTGTATTAATAAATACTTTTAGTGCTTCTGTAGAACCAGTCTTTTTCATATCCTCATTTGCACTTTGGAAATCTTCAATAATTTCCTCCCAACGTTTCCAAGGTGAACATAATTCGTTAAGATGGAAGCTTCTTTTTCTTTTCACTGTTGGGTTTGCTGCAATCCATTTATGAGGCTGTGACTTCCATTCCCTTTCAGAAAAAGATTCTCTGCAATATAAACATTCCATTGCAACGTTTGCAAATAGAATTCTTTTGAATTCATATGGCTGCCATTTCCCACAGCATGGACATTGTACATTCCATTCTTCCTGGGTACCTGACATAAATTCTTTGTCAATTTTACTGTATCCGGCTATTGTTGGAGTAGATACCTTAATTTTCTTTCGATTCCAAAAGGTCGTTGTTCTTTTTTCACCCAATTTTACTGGATCACCTTCGGATCCAGCACTGGCAGGATATCTATCAATCTCATCACATAATAAAATCCTTATTGGTCGTGATGCTAAACTGGATGGAGAATTTGCACCGGCGATTGTTATATGTCCTCCAGGGAACTTTTTATGTAATATTGTGTTATCACTATCTTTTGTCCTGGGCTCTTTCACTTTATACTTTAGAACGTCTGTATCTCGAATCATTGGTGCAAGTCTGTCTTTACTAAAAGTTTCCCCCATCTCTATTGTGGGCTGTATAACCAATATAGATGCAGGCTCATAGTCCATAAAATATCCACAAATATTTAAGATTATTTCTGTTTTACCCACCTGTGCTGAAGACTTAATCACAATATCTTGAATGGAAGGATCATTTACTGCATTCATAATTTCCCGTTGAAATTCTGCTCTACTCGTATGCCATTGTCCAGGCTCTGCTGAAGCCTCTGGAGAAAGTTTTCTATAATTATCAGCCCAATCACTAACTAATAATTTTGGAGGTGGTGCCAAAATTTTTGCTATATTATGAAATAATGTAATTGTTTTAAATTGATTACTACTCATCTTCATCATCTTCATACTCAAATATCATCTCTTCTTCATCTTCTTCAACCTCTATGTATTCATCACTATAAAAATCACTTGCATTATATTGTGATAATTCATTAAGCACTTCATGGAATTCATTTGTTAATAAATCCAGAATAAATCCTTTATCTTTTCTATCAACCAGGAGAGGAGTCAGCTTTGAAGGCAGATTAATTAATTTGGTTTTAAAGTTAGTAAGCATATTGGTCATAACAGCCTCTACATCTTCTGATCTATGAACCTGACCTTTCATAAGAGCATATTTAAGTTCTGACATATGCCTCTTAACTCTTTCATGTAGCGCCTGCTCTGTCTTTAAATCTAGTTCATCTTCAAGATCTGTCTGTGGCCTACTAGCATCATTGGCTACCCTTAAATTCAAAATATAACTATGCAAGCTGTCTTGTAAATTGTACCTTCCGGATGAAGCTCTGGTTAATATTCCTTCGTCTGCTAACTGTCTGATACGTCTATCACTTACGCCAATTATCTTTCCAAGTACTTTGGCAGCTACAGTAATTTGAGATATATCTTCTACTTTTTCTGTTTCAGCCATATACATCACCTCCTAACTGTCAAAAACGGAAACGGAAATTAAAAATTATAAAAATTAGTCTCTAGCGGTATTTTGGGCTCGATAGAACCGCAA